CTGTGCGTACACTTTTTAATTATTCCCATTGCGGATGTAACAACAGCTTACATGGGGTATTCACCTGTACCTTACCCTGCATTTGATATGGACACACTAATGACTGTACTTCTTGGTATGTTAGGTCTAGGTGGACTGCGTACATATGAAAAGCGCAAAGGTTTAACCAAGTGAGTGCGCAGAGATTTCTTGAATGGAAGATACTTCCACGTTTTATGATGCTGGTCATGACACTAATGAGTTGGCGTTGTGCAGAGTGGTTTATGAACTTGGACAGCCCAACAGCAGCACAGTCAGCGTTTGTAAGCGTTGTGATGGGTGCAATGACAGGTGCATTCGGCATATGGATGGGTGGCGAGAATAAAAAATGAAATACATTCGCACACACTTAATCAAGCAGCTTGTTAAAAGCGAGGGTCTACGCCTTGAGGTGTATCAGGATACATTGGGTATTGACACAATAGGTGTGGGTAGAAATCTTGAGGACAGAGGCATTACCAAAGAAGAGTTGGATGCTCTGGACTTTCCAAACATAGAAGCAGTGTATGAGCATGGTATTACTGAAACAGACGCTGCATTTCTATTAGAGAATGACGTACAGATAGTTGAGGAAGAACTGTTACGTGCGCACCCTTGCGTAGACAGCTTAGACTCTGTACGTCAACTTGTACTTGTAGACATGGCATTTAATATGGGTGTGCCACGTTTATGTAAGTTTAAAAAAATGTGGGCTGCAATACACGAAGAAGATTTTCGCACTGCTGCAAAAGAAATGCTTGACAGCAGGTGGGCAATTCAGGTAAAATCACGTAGTCATAAACTTGCTCACGCTATGCATCACGGAGAGTTAAAGTAATGGCATATATTGAAAATGGCGTAGTCTACGCAGGAAACTATAAAAAGGGTGGCTCAAGAAAACGTCTTAGAGCAGCTACTGATGCTGACTACGCAAATTCTGGTATTAAAAAAATAAGCCCAAGTGTTGGAGAAACAGCAAAAAAAGCTGCTAGTTCTGCTATTGGTGCGATTACAGGATTGTTTAGCGGTAGCGATGAAAAAGACAAGGATAAGAAAAAAGATAGTCTGGCTGCTAAGATAGGATTTAATAAAGGCGGATACGCTGGAAAATCTCGTACAGGTCATACGGACTATCGCTTTAACAAGGGTGGCATGGTTATGTCATCTACAAATAAAATGAAAAAGAAGTAATGTTCCCCTACACTGAAGAAGAAGCGCAATGGCTAGAGAACTAAACGAAAGACAACAGAAGTTTCTGGAAGTCCTCTTTGAAGAGGCTGGCGGTGACGTAGTTGCCGCTAAGAAACTGGCTGGTTATTCAGAGTCTACTGCCACAACTGCAATTGTAAAGGGTCTTAAAGAAGAGATACTTGAAGCAACGCAGATGTACATGGCACGTAATGCGCCTAAAGCTGCTATGGCTATGACACATGCTTTGTATGACCCAACTGAGTTAGGTATTCGTGATAAGATGTCAGCAGCTAAAGAACTGCTTGACCGTACAGGTTTGATTAAAACAGAGAAGGTGCAGGTAGAGGCAGCAGGTGGTGTTATGCTTATGCCAGCCAAAGCTATAGCAGAAGACGATGACTAGAACAGCAGGGCAGTGGAAGCTACCACAGCCAACAGACATTAAAGATAAAAACGAATGGGTACAGATACCACGTATTGCACGTACTGTACCGTTTGGTTACAAGCAAAACGAAGAAGACCCCGACATTCTTGACCCCATTCCAACTGAGTTGGATTTGCTTGAGAAGGCTAGAGCGTACACAAATCAGTACAGCTATCGTGAGGTAGCTAACTGGCTAAGTACAAATAGCGGTAGATACATCTCACACGTAGGTTTAAGGAAACGGTTAAGCAATGAGCGACAGCGTAAGAACACGGCTAGAAGCCTCCGCAAGTGGGCAGAATATGCGGAAAAGGCAATCGCCAAAGCGCAAGAGATTGAAGAAGCAAGAACAGGCGCAAAAGCCAACGGTTGAGATAAAAGAAACTGTATCTGAAGTTGCTGAATTTGAAAGCATAGAGGAGACAGCTAATGTACTTTTTAAACCTAATCCCGGTCCACAAACTGACTTTCTTGCAGCAAGTGAACGTGAAGTACTATACGGTGGTTCAGCAGGGGGTGGTAAATCTTATGCCATGCTTGCAGACCCTTTAAGATATATGGGGCATCCACAGTTTAGTGGGTTGTTATTAAGACACACAACTGAAGAACTGCGAGAGTTGATATTTAAGTCGCAGGAGTTGTACCCAAAAATCTGGCCCGGCATTAAGTGGTCAGAAAGAAAGATGCAGTGGACTGCCCCTTCTGGAGCGAGATTGTGGATGTCCTACCTAGACAGGGATGATGATGTCCTGCGCTATCAGGGTCTAGCTTTTAGCTGGATAGGCTTTGACGAACTGACCCAATGGGCAACGCCCTATGCATGGAATTACATGCGAAGTCGTCTAAGGTCCACTGCACCTGACCTGCCTATCTTTATGAGGGCAACCACAAACCCCGGTGGTAGAGGACATCACTGGGTAAAGAAAATGTTTATTGACCCAGCACCTTACAATCAGGCATACGATGCAACAGACAGTGAAACAGGAGAAGTACTCCGATACCCAGCAGGACATAGCAAGGCTGGAAAGGCTCTATTCAAACGCAGGTTTATCCCAGCAAGATTGTCTGACAATCCTTACCTTTCAGAAGCAGGAGATTACGAAGCCATGCTTCTCTCCCTGCCAGAGCAACAGCGTAGGCAGTTACTTGAAGGGGATTGGGACATCAAAGAGGGTGCTGCGTTCACTGAGTTTGACCGCAATATTCATGTCATTGAGCCTTTTGATATCCCTAACAATTGGGTTAAGTTTAGGGCATGTGACTACGGTTATGGTTCTTATAGTGGCGTGGTATGGTTTGCTGTGTCGCCTTCAGAGCAACTTATTGTGTATAGAGAACTATACGTCTCAAAGGTACTCGCTACTGACCTAGCGGATATGATATTGGAGTTGGAGTCAGGCGATGGAAATATTAAATATGGTGTCTTGGATAGCAGTCTTTGGCATAAGCGTGGTGATACTGGACCGTCTCTTGCGGAACAGATGATACAGCGAGGGTGTCGTTGGAGACCTTCAGATAGAAGCCGTGGCAGTCGTGTAGCAGGTAAGAACGAGATACACAGACGGTTGCAGGTAGATGAATTTACGGAAGAGCCTAGACTTGTTTTCTTTAATAGTTGCACGAACCTTGTCGCCCAGCTACCGTCCTTGCCGCTTGACAAGAAAAACCCTGAAGACATTGATACAAAAAGTGAAGACCACTTGTACGATGCGATGAGGTATGGTATAATGTCACGACCACGGTTTAGTATATTTGATTATGACCCTGCTGGTAGACCCGGTGGTGGTATGAGAGTTGCAGACGCTACCTTTGGCTACTAAGGAAAAAAGATATGAATGAAGATGATATTATGATTGAAGATGACGCAATTGCGTTAGAGGATACAGATGATTCTGTGACCTTTGATGCTGATGTATCTAAAATCATACCATTCGTAATTGAGCGTTATAAACGTGCGGAAGATTATCGTTATCAGGATGAAGAGCGTTGGTTGAGAGCCTATCGTAATTATAGAGGATTATATGGTCCTGATGTACAGTTTACTGAAACAGAAAAGTCACGAGTTTTTATTAAAGTCACCAAGACTAAAACGCTTGCTGCATATGGTCAAATTGTTGATGTTTTGTTTGCCAATAACAAGTTCCCTTTATCTATTGAGCCTACGACTTTACCGGAAGGTGTCGTGGCAGATGTTCATTTTGACCCAAAAGAGCCTGAACAATTACAAGCAGAGACTTCTTTATCTAGCCCATATGGGTATAGAGGTGATGGAAAAGATTTGCCACCGGGTGCAACATCTAAAACTCTGGCTGAAAAACTTGGACCACTAGAAGGTAAACTTGAAGGTGTACAAGAAAAACTAAAAGAAGGTCCGGGCAAAACGCCTACTGCTATTGAATTTAGCCCTGCGATGATTGCAGCTAAAAAGATGCAGAAAAAAATACACGACCAGCTTGAAGAGTCAGGTGCTAATAAAAACCTTCGTAGCAGTTCGTTTGAAATGGCACTGTTCGGTACAGGCATTATGAAAGGTCCATTTGCCAAAGACAAAGAGTATCCTAATTGGGATGATGATGGCAATTATGACCCGTTGTTTAAAACTGTACCGCAAGTAGAACACGTATCTGTGTGGAACTTCTATCCAGACCCTGATGCCAACAATATGGATGAATCGCAGTTTGTAGTAGAGCGTCATAAGATGTCTCGTTCACAAATGCGTCAGCTAAAGAAACGCCCATACTTTCGTGGTCAGGTTATTGACGAGTGTATCCAGATGGGTGAGAACTACATCAAAAAGTATTGGGAAGATGACCTAACAGACTACGCACCAGAGCATGGCATTGACCGTTTTGAAGTCCTTGAGTATTGGGGCATGGTTGACACCGATATGCTAGAAGAGCAGGGTGTGGACATTCCATCAGAATTAAAAGACTTTGACGAGTTACAAGCCAATGTGTGGATTTGTAACAACAAACTAATCCGCATGGTTCTTAATCCATTTAAGCCAGCACGTATTCCTTACCATGCAGCACCATATGAATTAAACCCATATTCATTCTTTGGTGTTGGTATTGCAGAAAACATGGACGATACGCAAACACTTATGAATGGCTTTATGCGTATGGCTGTTGATAATGCTGTGTTATCTGGGAATATGATTGTTGAGGTAGATGAAACAAATCTAGTGCCGGGTCAAGACTTGTCACTATATCCGGGCAAAGTATTCCGCAGACAAGGTGGCGCACCGGGTCAGGCAATCTTTGGTACTAAGTTTCCAAATGTATCATCAGAAAATATGATGCTATTTGATAAAGCACGTGTACTTGCAGATGAGTCTACTGGTATGCCTAGCTTTGCACACGGACAGACAGGTGTATCTGGTGTGGGCAGAACTGCTTCTGGCATTTCAATGCTGATGAACGCAGCAAGTGGTAATATTAAAACTGTTATCAAGAACGTAGATGATTATCTGCTACGGCCTCTTGGTGAAGGTTTTTTTCGTTTTAATATGCAGTTTGACTTTGATGCAGATATTAAAGGCGACTTGGAAGTTAAGGCACGTGGTACAGAAAGTCTGATGGCTAATGAAGTACGTAGTCAGAGACTAATGCAGTTCTTGCAGATTGCAAGTAACCCAGCACTTGCTCCTTTTGCTAAGTTCCAATACGTAATTAGTGAGATTGCAAAATCAATGGACCTTGACCCCGACAAAGTAACTAACAACATGAGTGAGGCTGCACTGCAAGCAGAACTAATGAAACAGTTCCAAGCACCAGCAGAGCAGCAACAACCTCAAGCAACAGGTGCGCCACTTGACCCTACAGGTGCAGGTGGTGGTAATATAGGTACTGGTCAAGCACCAGTTCCGGGTGAACAAGGATTTAGTGGTAATGGACAAGCAGCAGATACTCAGCCGCCTCAAGCCGATGGTGGGCAACAACCGCCAGTGGGAAGCATTCAGTAGTTACGTAGATATGGCTATTGAGCAGCATCAAAAGGTGCTGGAACAATCTGATGATACAATTATGATGCATCGTCAGCAGGGTGCTATCACAGCTTTACGCAAACTTAAATACTTACGGGATGAGATAAATGGCAATGAAAAAACAAATGGACCTGTTTGAGCCTGTAGAGCGTGGGTTTGACGAAGGCGGTCTTATGGATGAAGGCGGCTCAGTTGACCCTGTATCTGGCAATGAAGTACCAACAGGTTCTACTCAAGAAGAAGTCCGTGATGATATTCCTGCCCAACTAAGTGAAGGTGAGTTTGTTCTTCCTGCTGATGTAGTACGTTATCATGGTCTCGAAAAGATTATGGAACTGCGTGACGAAGCAAAAGCAGGTCTGCAGAAAATGGAAGCAATGGGTCAGATGGGTAACTCAGAAGAGGCTACTTTACCTGATAATGTTCCGTTTAGCATGGATGACCTTGAATTAGAAGAGGATGGTGTAGCTGAATACCAAGTAGGTGGTTTTGTTCCTCAAGTACAAGCACCGGGTGTTACATATCAACAATCTCAATTTACTGGCTATCAGCCACAGATTTCACAGCCTGTAACACAGCCATCTACAACACCTACCTATCAAGCCCCTACTCAGCAGTTTACGCCCACACAAAATATAACAACACCTAGCTTTTCTGCATTTACTCAGCCTACATCTGTAACATATTATCATGCAGATGGTCGAACTATTCAAGTTCCTGTGGACGCAAATGGTAATCCCTTGATACCTGTTCCTGCAGGTTTTTCTGCAACTAAACCTACTGCAGCAGCACCGACAACACCTACACAAAACGGAATGAATACTGGAATTATTCAATCTGAAGATAGTGACCCAAACCCTATGCTTGAACAGCAAAAAGCTGAAAGACAAGAACTTATAAACAACAGAAAAACTGCAGCAAAAAATTTAGGTTACACAAAAGAACAAACTACGTTAGAAGCTCTTGCGCCTTTTGTTCCGGGTTTAAGTATGTTTGTACCTACACCAGAAGTTGGTACGATTTTAGCAGATGGTAGTGTTGCAGACGGAAGAGGAAATAGTTACGACCCGATTACAGGTAATAAAGTAATGAGTGGTCAAGGTTTTTTAGGTGTAGGTGCTTCTGTTTTAGATGAACTTACTGGAAATAATAAACTAGGCGTTTTGGACGATGAGACTTTTAAGATATCTAAAAAAGCTAGTGAAATGGGAATGTCACCAGCTAGTATAGCAGGTTTAAAAACTGTTAAAGGTGAAGAGAGTATTCAGGATTTATTGGATAAAGCAGGTACAACTACCACACCTTCCGCTACAGTAGAAACTGCTCGTGTAACTGAAGAAGGTGCAGTAGGTGAGGTAGCAGAAAAAGCTGCAGAAAAGTTTACTGAGACACCAGAAGAGTTAGATACTAGGGTAAATAATATTGTAGACTATATGAATACTATCACTAAAGGTGATGTAAAAGTAGTGTCAAGAGAACCCGGTGGTAATGTTGTTGTTGAAGGTCCAGACGCACTTGGTACAGGCAATATAACTACCGTAGTTACACCGCAAGGAGATGTAATAAGGCAGTACGATGGCTCTGATGAAGTAAGCGATGTTTATAAGCGAACAGACCTAGCTTCACCATCACGTGCTGCCGCAATAGAAGCGGGTGAAGAAAAACGTGATGAAACATCTGCTCGTGTATCTGCAGCACAAAGACGTACTGCAGACATACCAAGACAGACTGCTGCAGAACGTGCTGATGAAGAAGCTGCTGAACAAGAGGGTGGTACAGCTTTTGATGACTATGGAAGAGACTTTGACAGAAACTACGATAACGCTAGAAGCAAAGGTTATAGTGATTCTGGCGCAAGAGAATATGCATCTAACAAAACAGATGCGGATAGAGAGGCACGTGAACAGACAGGTAATTCAAAGTCTAGTGCTGTAACAAGTAGTGATGGCACTGCTGTTCGTAGTTCTTCTGGCTCAGTTGTAACTAACACTCCACGTGATGACGGTGGAGATGACGATGATGATGGTGGCAAAATTGTATGTACTGCAATGAACAATGCGTATGGCTTTGGTTCATTCCGTCAAACAATTTGGTTAAAACATAGTGTAAATATGCATCCTGCCTATCAAAAAGGGTATCACAGAATATTTAAACCACTAATTAAATTTGCGTACAAAGGTAATAAATGGTATAATATGGCTGTAAGAAAAACTCTTGAGGGTATTGCACGTAGGCGTACAGCAGACATCTGGATGCAACAACGTGGCAAGAGACATCCTATTGGTGCAATAGAACGTGCTATACTTGAACCTATTTGTTATATTGTAGGAAAGATAAAGTAATGGCTGAAACAGTAGAAGAATTAAAGCAAGAAATGGTAGACCGTTATGCTGCTTTGTCTAATGACGAAAAAGACGTTATTGGCAGTATGGTTGGTACACAAGAACTTAGAGTTTTAGGTAAGGTACTTGGCCCTGAGATTTCAAATATTGCAAATCTAAGTGCGTTAAAAACAACAGCTAAACCTAGAAAACGTGGACTAGGAACACGATAATATCCTAGATAACTCAATGGCTACCTAACCCCCCAACACTGGCTACGGTTAGCCCCATAAGGAGAAGACAATGGCTGAAGCAGCTATTATGGCAGAAGAAATGCAACCAGAAAAGAAAGTTGCATTTGCAAGTAAACCTTACTCACAGGAAGAAAAACTAAAACGTGATGAGGAAGAGTTAGAACAACTTTTAAAAGAGCAACGTGGTGAAGTAGAAGAGGCTGCACCTGAACAGCAAGAAGAAGAGCCTACTAACGCAGAAGAAAAAACATTTAAGAAGCGTTACTCTGATTTGCGTAGGCATCAGCAAAAACAGTCAGAAGACTTTAAAAAAGAGATTGACGAATTAAAACGTCAACTTGGTGAAGCTACAAAGAAAGAAATGAAACTGCCTAAGTCTGACGAGGACATTGAACAGTGGGCAGCAGATTATCCAGATGTAGCAGCTATCGTAGAAACAATTGCAATGAAAAAAGCACGTGAGCAAGCATCTGTTTTAGAAGAACGTGTAAAGGCAATTGATGAGATGCAATTATCTGCCACAAAGGAAAAGGCAGAAGCTGAGTTGATGAGACTGCATCCTGACTTTGGAGATATTCGTGATAGCGATGATTTCCATGAATGGGCTGATGAACAACCTAAATGGGTTCAGGATGCGCTGTACGAAAACGATAATGATGCTCGTTCTGCAGCACGGGCGATTGACCTGTACAAAGCAGATAGGGGCATTAAAAGTGAAAAAACATCTAAGAAAACTAAAGGTGCTGCTGAAGCAGTGTCCACTAAAGGCAGTAGAAGCACACCTCAAGCAGACGAAACTTCCACTTATCTAAGGGAGTCGCAAGTTCAGAAGATGTCTGCTCAAGAGTATGAAAAGAAATCTGACGAAATTATGGAGGCTATCCGTACAGGAAAGTTTATCTATGATATTTCTGGCTCTGCCAGATAAAAAAGTGTTGACAAGTAGTTATTTTTATGTATAACTATAGTTAACTAAGAGTGTACGTGTAGCGCAATATGTACACTCTAAATCGCAAACAGTCTCAGTCTTACGGATTACCTGACGAGTTTGGCCTGTTGAATAGTAGGGCGGCCACCTTACTAGAATACACACCCGAATGAATTAGCCTCTGATTAGTCTGGTAAGTTTGCATCTGTTAAATCGTGAAACTAAACCTACTAAGGAGATGGTACTATGGCGTTTAATACCGCTGCAGGGTACGGTAATCTTCCTAACGGTAACTTTTCACCTGTAATCTACAGCAAACAGGTGCAGCTTGCTTTCCGCAAGTCTGCTGTTGCTGAAGCAATCACAAACTCCGATTACTTCGGTGAGATTGCTAATATGGGTGATTCCGTTAAGATTATCAAAGAACCCGAAATCACAGTTCAAGAATATGCTCGTGGAACACAAATTACTCCACAAGACTTGGATGACGAAGACTTTAGCCTGACAATTGACAAAGCTAACTACTTTGCATTTAAGGTTGATGACATTGAAGAGGCACACTCACACGTTAACTTCCAGAATCTGGCAAGTGACCGTGCTGCATATCGCCTTGCTGACCAGTATGACCAAGATGTTCTTGGCTACCTGTCAGGTTACAAGCAAGCTGCACTTAGTTCTGTAGCAAGCACAGCCAACACAACCGTAAACGGTTCAAAGGCTGTATCAACTGCAGGTTCAGACGAACTGTTGGCATCAATGAAACTAGAAGCTGATGACTTCGGTGGTTCATCAGGTTCATCAATTGGTATCCAGCCACGTCTGCCGGGTGCTACTGGCGTACCGGGTTCAGGTAATGCTAACCCAACAATGGTTATTGCACGTATGGCACGTCTGTTGGACCAACAGAATGTTGATACACAAGGCCGTTGGCTTGTTGTAGACCCAGTATTTATTGAAGTACTGAAGGACGAAGACTCAAAACTTCTGAACTCAGACTTTGGTGGTTCTGGTCTACAGAATGGACTTGTTGTAAATAACCTGCACGGCTTCCAAGTGTATGTTTCAAACAATCTGCCTTCAATCGGTACTGGTTCTGGTACTGTTGGTGGTACAAACTCATCAAACTATGGTGTGATTGTTGCTGGACATTCATCAGCAGTAGCTACTGCAGAACAGATTAACAAGACAGAAACATATCGTGACCCTGACAGCTTTGCTGACATCGTTCGTGGTATGCACCTCTATGGTCGTAAGATTCTACGTCCAGAGGCTCTTGTTAACGCTAAATTTAACCTAGTATAAGAGGGAGATAAGTTATGGCTACTTTTGATATGACAGCTTCCTCTACTGCTGGTGTTGCTGCAAACTCTATTGCAGCACTACCAGATGTCCGTAAAATGGCATACATGGTTGAAGCTAAACTTGATATTTCCAAGATTACAAACTACTCTTGTACTAATGGTGATATCTTTGAATTGCTGGAAATTCCAGCTAACACATTCATCATTGCGGCTGGTGCAGAATGTATCGAAGCATTTGATGGAACAACTCCAACTGTTGACATTGACTTTGCTGCTGGCGATGACATTGTTGACGGTGGTAACGTAGCTGCAACAGGCTACTTGGCTGCTGGCACAAATGGTGGTGCTATGCTTACAAGCCAAGCAACCTTCACACAGATGGTTACAACAACAGACACAATTGATGTCAAGTTGATTGCAGCATCTGCAGATGTTACATCTGGCGTACTTCGTGTCTGGGCAATTTGCGTAGACGTGGATGGCGTTGCTGAAACTGCTGCTGAAGTGGTACGTGACCAACTTGCATAAATAATGCATACAGTGGGGGCGGGGCAACTTGCCCTCACTTTTCTCTTTTAGGAACGGTACATGGCATACGATTTTCTTGGACTTGTTAATGATGTTAACAGACGGCTGAATGAGGTAGAACTCACTTCGGCTACTTTTGCTAATGCCACAGGTTTTTATTCACAGGCTAAAGATGCAGTTAATGCTTCTATTCGTTATATTAATCAGTCTGAGTACAATTGGCCTTTTAACCATGTTACACAAACAACAACACTTACAGCTAATACTAGTAGGTATGCTTTTCCCGCAGATGCAAAAGTATTAAACTTTCAAACATTTCGCATAAAAGAAAACACTTCATTAGGTAATGCTACCACAAGACTAACAGAACTTGCCTACGAAGAATATTTAGATAAATATGTAGCGCAAGAATATAGCACCTCTACAGGACAGGGTGTTCCTTTGTATGTCGTGCAAGCACCGGACTTAGAATTTATATTAACACCAGAGCCTGACAAAGCATATGAAGTAGTGTATGAATACTACACATTTCCAGTTGATTTGGCTAATGATACAGACGTGACAAATATACCAGAAAGGTTCAGGCATATTATTGTAGACGGTGCTATGTATCATTCATATATGTTTAGAAGCAATATGCAAGCCACAATGGCAGCAAAAGAAAAGTTTGATGAAGGCATAAAACATATGCGTTCACAGCTAATTAATCGCACCCCATATGTTCGTTCGTTTATGATTAATCGTGTTACGGGTGGCGCAAGCATAGGCATTTAGGGGCTATCACGATGGATGCATGGCAAACCTACCCCGTTGAGTTTCGTGGTGGTCTTATAACAAATTTGTCTCCCTTGCAGCAAGGTATTAACGCTCCGGGTAGTGCAAGAATACTACGTAACTACGAACCTTCTGTTGAGGGTGGTTACAGACGCATTGAAGGCTATGACAAGTTTGATAGCAATATTATACCACCATATGGTGCGCCTGTAGTTCA